TACGAGCTAATATAACACCTGTTGGACAAGCTCCAGAGCGTGTAGCGCCTGAACTTGTAGTGGCAGACAAGTTTTCGCTTGAATTTACTCGATAAAAATTATTTTGTATTGCCATAATTACGGCTCCTTAAACTCCTTGTTTCGACTTGAATTTAACCGGCCTTCACATTAATTTCAGAAGACATCTCATAACCTAGTTCTATACCTTTAAGCTTCAGTTCCTCGCGTTTCAATATTAAAGTCTGTTCTACTTCCATACGTTCTACTTCTAGTTTGCCCATCTTGACCTGCGCTTCCTGCATAGAAGCTTCTGCTTCCTTTTGAGCAGCTTGCGCTTGTATGAGCATAGCCTGAGCCTGAGCCTGTACTGCTTGTTCTTGAACAGTCGGTTCTTGCTCTCCTGCTGGAGGAGCAGAGATAAACTTGTCTACATTCTTTATTCCCATCTCTTCTGCGATTTCGCGCATCAGAGCATATATATTTTGAGGTTTGATTATACCTTCGGTCTGCTGAGCTACTTTTTCCACTAGTGCAGCATAAGACGAAAGGTTATTTAGACGAACATCTTGATCACCATACCCTATACCAACTTCTATGTCAACATCTAAATCTTCGCGCCAGCTAGAGGGATCTATGTCAAAATACTCGTTATTGACCCGTATGACTTTGTTGTTACTCTCGTAACGCTGAACTAAGTTATATATAGCCTTGAACATATGCCTTATACCAGTATCGGCAAATATTCTAGCTGTCAGTTCTAGACGGCCTTGCGCGTTGGTCAAGGCACCTGTAATAGCTCCTGCTGTTACATGCGACTTCAGAACATCTGCTGGTAATCCCTGAGTGGAGGGATTTACTCCGGTACGTCCTGCTTTTATAGTATCCCAGTATTCCAACATCTTGAAGCTGTAGTCTTGCAACGCCGGGGTCTGGATAGGCGCTAGAGCGTTCGGTGAGCGAACTCTGACTATCCCTCCAGGTCTGCTGGTCAGGAGATCATCTATATTGACCTGACCTTCTACTACTTGGAACCTACCGTTATTTGCCAGATACATGTTATCTAGCAAATTACGTGTCAAGGTACTTCTTATCAGTTGAACATCTTCTATCGTTTCAGCTACCGACAGACCGAAGAACTTATACGGTATAGGTATAGGACAAATTGAACTAAACGGAACTTCGCTAACCGGCTCGTTATCTAGTATAATGTCGCCACCGTGAGTAATTTTACGTAAGGTAGATACTCCGTCATCGTAGATATCGCATCTTATATATGACTCGAAGATTTCCACCAGTTCTTCAGCTGGACCTTTAGCTTGTGCAGGAGAAATATCTGTAGCATCGTAACTATGACGCGCCATGAACACTGGGTTGGTAGTTATGTTATCAGCTGCACCGGAATATGCTGGTAACTCTTCTACATCTTTTGCATCAAATCCCATCATTTTGAGTTCAGAGCGGGACTTGTAAGAACGGTGACAGACAAATCTAGCGTCTTCTAATGTGGTGGCTCCTTTATTGAGAAGGAACTCTTCCGGTGGTATGTTTTCTATAGTGACCTTACCACCAGAGGTTGTACGGACAAATACCGCGTCGTGCACAGGTATTTCTATATTGACAGTTTCCTGTGTTTGTGGATCTAGGGTCTGTTCTGTACGCGAGCGTTCTGTATGTTGCTGTAGTTCTAGTTCGCTATCCTGTTCTAAAAGTCGGAACTCGTTTTCGGTTAGGTTATCGTATTCTTCAGTTGAGCTTTCTTCTAACTCTTCCCAATAGTGTTTTACCACACCTACCTTTTGTAGAAGCGCGTCGAAGAACATATTGTATAAAATCATAAACCCGTTATTCTGTTTATAGAATACATGGTTTATATATTTTGTAGCTTGTTCCGCTATGTTCTCGTCTTCTGGACCTACGGGGATATATCTGACAACTTTGTCTCCAGCGGTGAATACACGCATAAGACTGGGCAGTATCCACATCAAGGTGTCCTGCACATCGGTGATGACTACCTGAGAGCGACCGTCCTCCTCGTTTCCGAAGGGTTCCCCGTAGAAGTACTCCATCGCCTTTTCGCGCTGAATACTTATCTCGGAATCTAGGTATCCTGAACTGCCGGTTACTTCAGAGTTTATAAGAGATAGAATTTCTGAGTCTGATAGTTTTGCCATGCTTATGTATACCTGCGACCTTTAGTTCTGGTCATTGCTTTTTTATAACCGCTAGCGTAGATAGCCTTACACTGACGCGCTGCCTTTGACTTTTTTCGATAAACTTTTCCTTTGGTTCCGCATCGATACCCGCCCTTTACGCTTCTTACTGGCATTTTTATTGTTCCTTTTAGGAGAGGAGGGTACGAGGGCTTCTATTAAAGCTCCGAAAGGGCTTTCCTGCTCTTTCTTACGCTCTGGGTTTATTATGGCTGACATACGATCTAAGGTGCGTGGACTGTCCCAACGTGTCATTAGTAACCGCCCTTCTTATCTTTACCCTTACCTTTGCGTTTCATCATACCACCGCTTTCATTATTCTCTTGTACCTATTGAGATACGAAGCTTGTTGTAGCTTAGGAGTATGGGTAATAATTTTCCCACCGGGGAGTTGCTTCCTCCCATAAGGTAGCATCCCACTTCCTTTGCCTTGAGTTTTAGCCATTATACTACTCCCACGTTTTGATATTCGATGTCACGATCAAAGCCATATTTTCTATACGAAGCTTTGTTCTTCTGTTTCTCTCCAAAACGTTCCACACTTAAAGAGGCGTAACGTAGAGCACTCAACAGATCATCCTTGATTGGAACTACTTTGCCATTTTTACGATGATAGAGTCGCATCTCTTCCATCGTTTCGGTACAGCTCTCGAACAGTTTCAAGCGCTTCGTTTCAAAGCGTTGAAGTAGAATACTTATACCGGCTTCTACAGAGTTATTTCCGGTAAGCTTGCCGTCTACTGGTGGGTTACTAAAATGTTCAGGTAACATATAGACACCTAGATCGCGATACTGTTGTGCTAATTGTATCCCGCTTCCTTTATCATGTTGCAACCCGTCGTGTGGGAACGCTACGGGTAGACCAGGAGTACGAGCATTGAGAACTGCTGCATGAGTTATAGGTGTCTCTTTAGAACGGCGATACTCATCATAGATATATATTATATCATTATCTGGGTCAAAAGCAACCCAAGATATTGCAGTGGGATGGTCAAAGCCAAAATCAATAGCAGCAAGACAGATAAAATGAACAGGTATCTCGAAATCTTCGCAAACGATATCGCTCTCGCTAACAGGGTAGACCAGTCCTGAACCAAATACCGGGATTCCTTTCGATCTCATTTCTCGCTCTGCTGGAGAATAGACAGAAAGAAGCTGCTTCTTAGTTTTCTCGTCTAGATGATCTACATCTTCCCACGTGGCTGTTGATACCGATTGTCCCGGTTTTAGATCATTAAGAAAAGCGCTTACCACGTTGGTCATGCCTTTTTCCGGGGTGAATGTCATATAGACTATCCCGTTAGTGTCGGCAGTCCGGGTTATACATTGAGAAAAGATTTCCTGTTTTGGCTCTTCATCGAGCCATATAACATCTACCGCTTCTCCCATGAATTTTTCAAAACCTTGTTCGTAGGCTTTAAAACTTATATGGCTATTACGTCCTGAAGTATGGCGAATCAAAGCTGCACTAAAAGCGTTCGGAACTCCCGGCTTTCGTATAGTTTCGGCTATGTTTTTTAAAGGTGTAGCTCCTGTTCCGCGTAGTTGCGGGTCTTGTGGCGCTCCTAACAGCTCGCGCTGAATGATGTCGCGTGTGGTATCGTTGCTTTCCCCTGCTACCCATACTCGTACAGCTTTGTCAAATCTACGACCTTTCCACCAACTAGGATATTCTCCGGTTAGATGATACGCAGTTTCAGCAGCTCCACAATAGGTTTTGCCTACCCGGTTAGCAGCCATCAAGATACGTTGTCTACACTCTTCCCCATCTTTATGAAACTTAGTTTGATAGGGGTACGGTTTATAACGCTCTATCCGGGTAGTTTCTAAACGGTACTGCTTTTCACGTAGCAGTTTTAAAGCAGCTACTTTGTTCATTAGCTATCTTGCGGTATTTCTTTTTTAAAAGAGATCACGTTATCCATGGTGAGCTGTTTAATCTGACGATCTAACTCCGCATCAGACAAATCAGCTACTTCCTTGATAGTAGTTTCAGAGCGTTGCGTAGCATCGTAGCCAGCTCGACTTAAAATATCACGAGCTGCGTTTAGCTTGACATTCTCGCTTTCCGCATGACGCATTAAGTCTTCCAACACGTTCAGAGCTAGCGTGGCTGTCTCGTCTACACGTTGCTTAATACGGTTCTCTATATGGAGCCAGAGATGACGCTGGAGTCGACGCGAGCGATGTTTAGAACCAGACTCTTTAGCATACCCGGCAGCGTAGAGTGCCTCTTCTGATTCCATTTTGTTATCGACTAGATTGATCATAAAGCTTTCCTCTTTTTCAGTAAGAGGACCGGGAAAAGGTTTAGGTATCGAGGGGCTAGGATATTTACCTTTCAAAATAGAGTTCCTTTCTTAGAACTTATAACTAGTGGAGAAACCTATAAAATAATCGAAAGTGTTGTTATATCTTATTTTTAACTGGAGCGGAGCTAGGTCTGTTTCTGATTGTTGCTGTTTTTGCTTCTCGTTTAAAAAGGGATCGAGATAGGAGTAGGAAACAGGAGGGGCAAGCTCTTCGATCAAAACTGGAAGTTCCGCTGCTATAGAAGTATAGGAGCAGCAGAGAAGCAGCAGAAGGAGAGGAGAGAGAAACAGTTTAAGATTAAGATTCATTCTGAAATTTCAAAGCCTCTTTTATAATCTTTTTACTCTCTTTAGAGAAGACACAGAAAGGGAACACGTTTCTGTCTCCGAAAGAAGGTTTACTATCTCTCTCGTAACTAGCAAAGGTACGTATATAGTGTTTCCCTTCTAATTCAAAAGTGTCGTAGAGATAGCCTTCTGTTACAATATTGGCGCAGTAGAGTTCTTCAAAATCTCCTGCGCCTACAGTTGTACAATCTCCTGCTATGTCTACCCAGTTTAGAACTACTTTAGGATATTTTTTATTCCCTAATTCTATATATTGCATCTAAGTTTCTTTCTATATTTAAGGTAGTATACGATATTGAGTCAAGGTTGTCAAGGAATTTCAAACTTCTCCAAAAGTGAAGGTAGAGGATATATTATTATTATAACACGCAGGGGGGGTCACGCGATCTCTCTAGGCGATCTCACGGTCGCTGAGCTGCGCCGAGCGGCCCGGAAAGGCAGGGAGGGCGGCTCAGGGTAGGGGAGGGACCAGCATAGGCATGGCATGGGTGGCATAGGCGAGTACATATGCTCATTGGT